GTTGTGCTGGTCTGGGATATGAGCTATGAATAGCATTTCTACTACGCTGGTGGTGATATGGTTCGTTCTGCCTCACCAGCTTCTCCTGCACCGATTGGCGAGGTCTCCATCTGTCCTGCATCTATATCCTCCTGCATTGCTAATCTACCCATATCTTCCTCAAGGGTAGCAGCCTCTTCGTCCCTTCCTGCCTTCCTTAGAGCTACCCAAGCCCTAAGCATTGCTAGTTTCGGACTATGTTCTGCCATTTCTATTGCTGATAAATCGCCCAAGCCCTTCGGGTCTGGGAGTTTCAGGATATGCTCCTGTATAAACCCATCAGGCAAGCCCAACCTCTTTGCCATATCTGCTACCTGATAAGTGTCAAGCTGTGTCCAAGGCGTTCTGGCTGTGTATTCCACCTTAATAATGTGAGGTCTCTTCAAATCTACTGGTTTAACTTCAGTCTCGTAATACTTCCTCTTTTGCTCAATCTTAACATTGACTTTAAGTTTGTTGGTTAATAATTGCTCCTCAGTCAAACGGCATATATCAGCATAGAAAGAACTAAGATTCCGAAGTTGTGGATTAAATACCCGATTGCTTGTCTCTTGAACTAAATTGTATAAAGTCCCTGAAGGTGGTGGTCTCCCAATATCAATGTCGGGAAGCGAACCACGCACTCGTTTACTATCCAGCCAGTTCACCAGATTAACCAAGGTTGGTGAAATCTCCTTCAGGGGAGTTGGTTCTAACTTATTATGTGCCACTGGTAAGTTAAGCACCATTTCGGCAATATACGCAGTATCTTTTAATTGAATGCCCTGGTCATCATAATAGTTAATGGTTGGTTGTTTGGCCAATAGATTGGCGTGAGTTGCCCACATAGACCCAAGTTCGTTTAATAAGTCATCAATATCTCTATTGGGAGCAAGGATACTCTCCCCATAACCACCCATCTCGTTGCCTGACCCACCCCAAATTGGGGGTCTGGTAGCCACAGGGGCAATTAAAATAGGCATTGAGAGCATATCGTAGGTTTCTTTATGGAGAAAATTCTTTTCACAAATAATACCATTGCTTACCTTGCCTTCACCCTCGTATCTCCAGTAGTCAATAACCTCATAGTTATCCTTTTTCTTTTCCCACGGCTTATACCAGGCTTTCCCTTTCTGTTCCTTTCCGTATTCATCCTCTAACTCCCCAGCAGAGGCAAAGTAAGTATAGGCTGACCATAGCAACCCATTAGTACCTACCTGATAGACTAACCATCTTGGGTCATAGGGAAGAAAGTCAAAGATAACATCCTTCCCATCCTTATAGACAAGAAACCTGCCAGCCAACCAGCCCCGAAGCATAGAATACCAAACCAAGGAATCCTTCAAAGGCGGTAATTGTATGCGAACTAGCCTTTCATCAGCTTTTTCAAAGGCAAAACTAAGTAGCCTCTCAAGTTTACCTATATCCTCCCTTTTATCCTCCCCCTCAGCTTCAGCCATTCTAACCGCAATCTGCCTTTCAGAAGCAGTTAGGATAGCCTGCACACTATCGCAAAAGGTGCGAGGGTCATTGGTGATAACATCAATGTCTGTTTCGTGAGTGCCTGTAAAAGTCTTGGTGAGGAGGTTATAATCAGTTGGGTATCCCTTTTTCCTCATAGCCCATCGGTCAAAGTCGCTATCCATTCTGGTAAATAAATCATTGAAACTAGCTCGCCTAGTACTAACCTCATTCGTTATCTTAACTGCATCATCCATACTTACTCCTGCCTTATTATATCACACTTAGAAGATACGCCTGCCCCTTAAATACATACTTGCTTCTTGCTTCACGCCAACTCGTTTTAGCATCTGATTAGCCAGCATCAAACTTATAACTGTATCACCGTGAGTTCTCCCAGTCGGGACGGGTTTACCATTAACCCACTGATACTCCATAAGTTCCTTGACTTGGGGCTTGAACCTCGTAATCAAACTGCCGTCATTAACACTTTGAATGAGTTCAACAATAGCAGTCTGCTTGTTCTTCTCACCCGTAGTCCAGCCAACCTTCTGCTTCTTACTATCACTGTAAAACATATTTTTACGCCTCAGTTCAAGCAATTTATTTGTTACCGCTATCCCCAGTGAATTGTTCTCAACAGCTAAAAGTGGGTCAAAGTATTCAGCACACAGTTTATCAATCTCATAGGCAAATAGGTCAGTGGCTAGTTCATTAGTGTAAATCTTGGCTACAACCTCAGAGGTCAACCCTTGCCTACCCACTATGGTCAAGCTAGAATAATCCAATCCCACCCCTTCTCCAACATCAACCCCCGCCACATATTGTGTTCCAACCCTAGGTGGACACAAGATATAGATAAATCCCTGCCTTGTCTCGAGGTCTAAAAGGACATTCTCCCATAATTTATCTAATCTATCCTTATTAAAGCAGGACTGAACTGATTGAGGGCTTAATGCTTCTTCGGCGGTTCTGGGATAATTCGCCTCCACAACCCAGGGTGTAGCTTCATTTTCCCTAACCATTGCCTCATAGAAAGACTCATCTCTGTTAGGACGAACATCATAAGCATAGAAAAGGGACTTAAACCCGTTCTGCCCCGCTTCGGGGAAACGCGACCCTTCTCCCTGCTTCCAATGGTTCTTGAAGTGGGAGTCTGGCTTCGTTTTATCCACTGTCGAAACTGAAACCAGCTGTCTATCGAGGCCATCAGCTACCGTAGCCCTGGTATGGCTTAAATTTATCTCAAAAAAGTCGTGAAACTCAGCCTCATCGTGTATGACTAGCCCCGCAGTCTTACCCAATCCAGAAGTCTCGGTGGAAGGGAATGACTCTATATACGACCCCATCTCCTTAAAACCGAATTTCTCCCCCGAATTGGGTTCTAAGGTGTATATCTGCATCCATTTGGGTAGATTATTGTAAACAATCTTTGACTTAGCTAGTAAATCCCTTGATGCTGTATCACTTTTGGAAATCTCAAGAACGGGGAAGGCAACAACATTGTATATCTTCCATAAGGCATATACCGCTAATGCCCAACTAATTCCTATCTGCTTACTCTTTATCAGGTCTATTAGCCTATGACCTTGTAATTTCTCAAAAAACTCAACCAGGTGAGGCCATAATTCATAGTTTAGAGCTAACTCCCCAGGCTCTTGTATCTTTACATACTTTAAGAAGTGAAATAAAGATTGCCGGCAATACTCACCTTCAAATAATTGTTCTTTCTTACTTAACATTTAGATATTCAATCTTGCTTATAAGTTCTTTGGGGATAACACTTACATCTCTAGCCTTGTCATCATCATTGATTTCAAGGGCTACAACGACCTCTCGCCCCTTCTTCCTTATAAGATGTCCTATCGTAACAAAGTCAGTCGTTGTGGCCTCCCTTTCATACCAATCAATCTCTGATTCCGTTCGGTAGTGGGTCGCATCTCGCCAATGAATCCTAACAATCCCTAAACTACGCATATCTCCTCCTTATTTGTGGGGGCTGGTGAGCATAGTTCCTTTGTGGCATTATTAACTTTATCCCACCATAAAGGCTTCTTAATAGCTTCACCCCCACGCTAGGTTGATTCGCTATACTGGCTCAACCAACAAAGCCTTGATAGCACACCTACTTTAAGTAGGAATGTCTGCTAATGTTTATGAAAGCAAGCAAGCGCATCATCACTCAGCGTGCCAATAGAAACATCTGTTGTAGTTGTAGTCCAGTAAGGATAATAGTATGAATACCCACCCCACTCCTGCTTACACTTGCAACAATAGACCTTCTGGCAGCATTCGCAGTAGTGTAGACAATCGTGCTTGCATCCATCGCATTCGTGAGTATGTTTATGTGTCATTTCTCCTCCATAGCTTTCTTAAAAGGCGTTTAACCTTAGCCTTCTTATCTTCAGGCAAAAAGCAATAAACAATAACCCAAATAGGTATCAGTATTAACCATAATGGGCATGGGCAGGGACACATCATTCCTCCTTTATCAATGGCTCAATAATATAACCCGTACTATCACAGGTTTTACACCCAAAGAAGTAATCCCCTGTACCGCTACAAGCAGGACAAATTACCTTTATCACTACACCTTGAGAGTGGAGATATTCCAACGCAATCTTTAGCTTATTCTCTACAGAGACATTGGATATAGCAAGTATGCCCATCAGCCCTTCCCTTATCTCTTCTTGTTTAGTCATTCCTTTACCTCTTCCAGTAGAGCCATCATAGATTTTAGAAGGTTTGCTGTTATGGGAATATCTGAATAATGGCAACAGCTGCCAGGTGGGTGGTTTACAAGACAGCTCACATTGGTCATTTGCGGGTTATTACGAAACAAATCCCCACAAATAGGACACTTGAATATGCGAATCTCCTCAATATTACGTTGGGGAATTATCATTCTTTAACCTCTCTACTACTAGATTAGCTATTATCAAAGTTCGCACACATTAAACATTTACCGCTGTGAACAGCATTATACCCACATTCCGCACACTCCGAGCCAGTATAATACTCTTTAGAATTGCCATCGTAGCAGACACCACATCTTATATCACCAGGTCGGCATACATAGTTAGACCTACACCCGCACTTGGAACATACCTTTGACGCACTTGTCCTAAACCCATCTTCTATTATCTCTTCTGCTGTCATTATCCCTCCTTTACATAACTATAAAGTCAAATTTTATATTATCCGTTTTGTAAGGTAGCTTGTTAATGGTTTTGATTTTGGTGATAAGTGTGGTTGGGTGTAATAGTTGTGGTAATCGTGAACCAAACTGAGCCTGTGCCCAGTCGCCCTGAGAGCCAAATCTGGGCTGTTTAGGGTTATCACTAATGGTTTCCTCCTATGCCACCTGGCAAGGGCTTCTATCTAAGGCTGTCCATTTATTAACTTTATTCTGCATTATTGGCACGCTAGGCACGGATTTGGGGCGTATAATAGTTATTATGTCAGCTAATGTGTCGGCTTAGGCACAGACCTGAGCCGAAAGGGCTTGGGTTGCACAGCCCTAGGTTGCACAAGGGTTTCTCTCTTAGGTTGCACATAGGTTGCACGCTTAAGTCTCATTCTATCCCTGTTTCTAGCCTTACTTAGTGGCATTTTACCTCCATAATTAAGGATTAGGCGGGGCGATTTGCTCTTGTGAGCCCTCCTGCAGTAGCTTGGGCTCTGCGTCTACCAGCCTCCTGAATTCTCTTACTGTCTCTGCTGATACTAGCTCTGCGTCTATGTGTATGTCTTGAATAGCCTTTGGCTTGCCTTTTATGCGATCTATAATATACATTGCGGCTTCCCTATCCTTCTCGATACCCATCTCGTAGAGTGTAGTCATAAGAGTTTCAACGGCATAGGGATGCTCTTTAATGAAGTCTTTGACCTGTGTCTTTAGCTTTGGAGGCCTGCCTTTGCCGAACTTATTGCCTTTCTTAAATCTTGTATCTATTAAACGACTCCCTCAACCCGTTATTTAACCGTTATATTATGCGGAATGCTTAACCCACTCCAAGACCTCTGCTAGTTGGGCCGCATCACCCTTTCTAAGTGTAATAGTTATAAGTAACTGCTTTTCACCGGTAGTGATAGCGTTAAAGCCATATCTCTCTATTAGACATAGCTTCTCTAACTTGTTTAGTTGTTTAAGTAGGGTTTGTTTCATAGTATTCTCCTTGGTACAGCAAAGCTGATGATATGATTAGTTGTAGACAGTTGTCAACGACTCTCTTACACAAAGACCAACACTACTATTCGCTCTACAACCACTATAATCTACTAATGGCATTGCCCCCAAATCCTCGCCCAGATGTGTTCGTTTGTGGCAAGAAGAACAACACCAAATTACTTCAAATGGCTTGTTATAATCTGGGTGATGAGCATTTATCCTACCATCCCCACCACACACCGAACAATACTTCGGCCTCTCTATAACACCCGAAGCAACATAATTATAAAAGCGATGCCCCACATTATATTCTAACCTGTGTTGCTTCTTATATTCCGCTACCTTTAGGGCGTGACCCTCTGCCATATTCCTGCCATTCTTCCGATACCATTGACGATAGTATTCCGCTTGCTTCTCTTTATATCCAGGAGTTGCCCGTCGTCGCGCACCATACTCCCGTTGCTTCTTCCTTGTTTTGTAACCCACAATCTTTAGTATAACATAATTCTCATCCTTTATCAAGTTAATCAAAAAGATGTCAAAATGTTTAAGAATGATAGATAAAGGGCTTATAATTGCTCACCAATCCCCCAAAATGCCCCACAGTAACCGCCAGCAGATTAGGTGAGATGCCAAAAGTGTGGTATAGTAGGGGTAACAAGTTTGGAGGGGGTATAAGGGAAATGTTAAGGCTTAAAAGAAAATGCCCAAGTTGTAAAAAACTAGCCCCCGTTATACGCCCTAGAAGTAACACTGCAATTCTCTTTAGGAACTGGGACTACAAATGCCCCCACTGTGATGCAGAATTCAGTGTCAGCGAGGAAAAGAAATAATGGAATCACATTGGATTATAATCATTGTACCGCTTGTCTTCTTTATCGGGGGAACCATTTTAGGAATACATATGTGGGATGAATTCAAATAATAATCTAAGGCGTGTATAGTATAGGCAACAAGTAAGGAGGGGTGAGATGAAAACTAGGAAACGAATTGGCTCAGTAATACCAATAGAGAATGTTGACCCTCACACAGGCTCATTCCTAGATTATGGGGTTATTATTGGCTGGCAGGATGCAAGCTGTATACCCTGTTCAAGAAAGAAAGCCCTATATGCCATAGTTGAACCTTCTGGAAGGAGATTTGGTGATTGGAATGAGTGGTGCGAGGAGCACGCTGGTAAGCTAGTAACATTAAGTGAAGTAGAACCCAACAAGTAAATAGCTAGTATATTATAGGTAAAGGGGGTTAGAGATGAAATTGCCTATTAAAAATCCAAATGCTTTTGCCTGTGATTCTTGCCACAAATATTACAAAAACGCCACGCTTGTGAAAATGGCTGACCGCCAAATCTGCTGGAAATGCTATAAGGCGGGTAAAGTTTAATGAGAGCAAAATTGAAACGCAAACTATGGATATGGCTTTATAGGGTTTGCTCTCATCTTCCACACACAATGCGTAGGCGATTTATTGTAGACCTCTATATCAAGATATACCCGCAATACTCATACTGGAAAGGTAGTAAATATAAAGGGGGTTAGAGATGGACAGACTTATATTGAGGAAGGAGATAATTAGCGTGATAATTCACTGTAGTCATATTCCTGCCTATAGTGCCCCCAGAGATATGGCGGACCAAATCCTAGCCCTCATTCCTGATTGTGAAGCTTGTGTTGAAATGAGTGCTGGTAAGCCAGTTAAGGCAACCAACAAGTAGCTAGTATATTATAGGAGGGGATTAGTAAAATGACTGACAGATGTGAGGATTGCCCCTTATACCCAAGTGATTGCGGGCAAACAATACCACCAATCTGTAAGGGGGATAAAATGAAACTAGACGAAGCTATTAAAAACCTTAGTGAATTGGGGGAATATGGTAGAAATAAGGGTTGGGATAATTGGGGAGATGCCATCAAGCTAGGCATTAAAGCCTTGGAACGCTGTAAACATTTAGCTACTTTGCACGGATTTGAAAATATAAGGCCGCTACTAGGTGAGACTAAATAGCTAGTATATTATAGCTGTGTATAGTGAGGGTAGAAATGAAGGGTAAATGGCATATATGTATCAATCCTAAATGTGGCGGAAAGTATCATACGGATGAAAATAATATCGTGGATATACCTTGTAAATGTTTGACGAGGTCGCAGCAAAATATGAGTAAATTCAATCGTTACTTGGCACGAAGTAAATAGAGGGGGCAATGAACAGAGTTAGAGACTTAATAGCTGAATATATGAAGCGTTACGAGGGTAATTATAAGGAGACGATTGAAATAATGATATCAGAATTAGAAATCGCCAACCACAAGGAAATCT